CGAACTACCTGAACCTGTACATCCACGAGCAGGGTTCGTTTGTGTTTACTGGGTTTGAGTCCACTCTGCCTAACTGGCAGATTGGTTACGTCGGCGCCGTGCTGATGATTGCTGAGTTGATTAGTACCAAACCGAAGTCCATGACTCGGGTGGGTTCTTACAACTCGCTGACCCTGTAAGGAGAGAAACATGGCTCTCGCCCTAAACAAGATCCTGATTGCCGGTGCTAACAGCAACACGGCTGGTGCTTACTTCACGACCACCACTCTCATTGCTCCTGCAACGGTCGCTGGCAACGTCGTTCCTGCTGGTGTTTATCTGATGTTCCCAACGCTGAACAGCCAGATCTACGCCAACAACGGAACCTCGCTTGTTCAGTTGATCGCTGCTAACACTGGTGGAGTTTTGATCAGTGACGGTGTGAACGTTGTTGCTAACTCGACCACGGCTGCAAACACGATCACCTTCTTGACGGTGAACGGTGGTCTGACCGCAAACTCCACGTTTGCTAGCTAAGGAGTAAACATGGCAAATCCAGATGCAGTAGGACAAAACCTACCGGATTCGTTTGGTAACTTTGCAATCGCTCAAGTTACCGGCGCGTCTTTGGCAACGGCTGGAAATGCTGTAGTGGCTATTCCTTTCCTGAAAGGTGGGCTTACCAATAGTGGTAACCTCACCGGATCGGGACAGGTAATCATTCGTAGGGTTACGGTACAAAACCCCAACGCAAGTGTCTCGTTAGCTAACGTGGGTATCACGACTAGCAATGACGGAAACACGAGTAATGCGGTTGTTGCAGTAGTTTCGTTGGCAAACCTAACTGCTGTAAACAGATTCCAAGACTTAGCGATTGCCAGCCCCTTCGCATTGACTACTACCGTCAATGGAGCGAACACCTCGGCACTGTACTTGAATGTTTCCAACGCCGCTTCTGGCATTGTTGACATCAAGGTTTACGGTGACACGGTTACGTTCTAATGGAAATTTTCGTAACCAACTGTAGTGACACCGATCTGGCTGATCGTCATGCCGGTGTTGACTATAAGTTTAAAAAAGGTGTGCCTACGTCAATTCCTATCGAAGCGGCTAGGCACATCTTTGGTTACCAGGACGCAGATAAACTTCCATACGCGGTCCGTCTGGGTTTTTCAACCCACTCGTCGGATATGGAAGCCGGACTTGAACGGTTGGCAATGTTTCGCATAGGCCAACATTCAGCGCAGGACCGCAATCCCTCGGCGGTAGGCGTAGTACCCCTACCCGTCAAAAAAGTAGGGGTAGGGGGAAAAGTCTAAAGAGGGTTACAATAGGCAACTATGGCAACCCTTAATTCGTACATCACAGACGTTCGCCGGCTTCTACACGATGCCAATGGGAACTTCTGGTCTAATGATGAGCTTACGGATTACATCAACGATGGGCGTGAGCGCGTAGTACGAGATACTGGTTGTCTCAGAACCCTGCAAATATCGGCTACACCCCTTGCACCAGACGGCACCGCCGCAATTCTCTGGTCTGCAAACCTTGCTGTCACCGCAGGTCAGTACATATTTTCTAATATTTTTATCTATCAGGTGACTGTGGCTGGGGATTTGGGTTCTACACCCCCGCCATATCCTGCATCTGGGTCTAATTTTCCTCCATCAACAGCTTTTACTAACGGAACAGCCACGCTGTTGTACGTTCAGAATGCAGAAATTATCCCGTTTTCGTCGCTACCTAATGGTTCGCAGACTCTGGATGTTCTTAACCTGACAATCTACTGGGGAAACTCTAGAATTCCCCTTCGCTACTTGCCCTGGACAAACTTTAACGCCCAGCTTCGGTACTGGCAAAACTATGTTGGACGGCCTGTGTGCTTCTCAACGTATGGTCAGTCTCAAATCTACATCTCGCCGATCCCTGACCAGTCCTACAGCATGGAATTGGATACGGTCATCCTGCCTTCCCCTCTTGTTTTGACCAATCCTACGGTCAATGACGCAATTAACGACCCGTACACCGTTCCTGTAGCGTTCTACGCGGCTTACAAAGCAAAATACAAAGAACAAAGCTACGGAGAATCTGAGATTTTCCTCCAACAATACACTCGTCAAGTTCAGAGTGTGTTGAATTCAGTCTTCACGCGCAGGATTCCGGACCCATATAGCAGTCCGTACTAACATGGCATCCCAAGAACAGCAGAAAAAATACACTGTTCTGAAGACGTTCGGTGGCGTCAATACAAAAGCCAACCGGACGGCCATCAAAGACAGTGAATTTGCATGGCTAGAAAATGCCATGCCTATTGGCGACTCAAACATCAAGATTGTTCCGGCCCAAGACAGGGTTGCCAACAGCACTGGTAATGTTGTTGTTTTTTCCAACGCCGTTTCTTATCTAACTTCTACCAACATCAACGTATCTGACTACCTAGTAAGTTTTGAGGTAGACGGTCGTGCTCAAGCATTCAATTTAAATAGCAATGTAACTAGCAACGTAGCAATTGCGGGTTCATTTAGCAATGCTAACGTCAGTTCTGCTCAATGGAAAAACGAAAGACTGATCATTGCAGATCCAGACAAAGGATTGTCTAGCTGGGACGGTGCTAATGTAGTATCTATTGGAGCTGTGGGGTTGATAGCAGTATCAAATCCCGGTTCTGGATATACATCTGCGCCAAACGTAGTAATTAGTGCTCCAAACGATGCGAACGGAATCCAAGCAGTAGCTACAGCAAGCATTGTCACGGGTTCTGGTGGCATTAGATCTATCTATGTGACTTCAGGAGGAATAGGATACACCGCCGTCCCTGACGTAAACATAGCCGCCCCTAACATTCCTGGTGGGACTCAAGCTACAGCAGTCGCAAGCATCAGCGGTGGAGCTGTTGTTTCAATTGGCATCGTTGAAGCAGGATCTGGATACACGTCAGTTCCTGCTGTTACATTTTCTAGCGGTGCAGCCACAGCAAATGCAGTTATTTCGACTGGTGGTGTTAGTAGCGTATCTTTGACAAACGCGGGTAGTGGGTACACCTCGTCTCCAACCATCACTTTTTCGGGTGGTGGAGGTTCTGGAGCTAACGCCATAGCCCAGATCGTCACGTTCAAAACAGGAACCGTCAGCATTCTGCTAAACAATGGTGGGTCTGGCTATACGTCGGCCCCAACCGTTAGCATCGGTGGGGCAAACACCACCCCCGCTACCGCTACAGCAATTGTTTTGGGTAACACGGTATCGCAAATTGTGATGACCAACCCAGGAGCTGGGTACACAACCGCCAATGTGACTTTGACTGGTGGCGGGTTCACAACAGCAGCAAATGTCACCGCAGTTGTGAACACAGATCAACTGGTTTCTACCGCCACATTCTCTGGAAGAACCTGGGTAGCGGCTGGACGCACTGTTTACTACTCAGCGGCAGATTCTTACAGCGATTTCACCAGTGTTTCTGCTGGATCATTCACAATTACAGATTCAACTTTGCACGGAAACATTCGTGCACTGTTGTCAGCCAACAATTTTTTGTACATTTTTGGTGAGACAAGCATCAACGTCTTTTCTGACGTTAGGGTTGACTCCAATGGTCAAACTTTATTCACAAATACCAACGTTTCCGCAAGCGTAGGGACCAAGCGCATCTACGCCATTTACCCGTTTTTCAGAGCGGTGTTGTTCATGAACGACTACGGGGTTTATTCTCTAGTCGGTTCTACCACAAGCAAGTTGTCAGACTCACTTGATGGAATATTCCCAAACATTGACTTCACCTTGCCAATTACTGGTGGTCAAGTCCTACTGAACAACATACTATGCGCGGCATTCTCCTTCACTTACAACGACCCGGCAAATGGTCCGAGGCCAATCCAAGCCGTGTTCTTCGAGAAGAAATGGTTTCTCACCTCCCAAGGCACGTTAGACTACATCACTTCCGTCCCTACAGCGGGGGTTATCCGTCTCTATGGGACAGGCGGTGCAAACCTTTACCGTCTCTATGCTAACTCTACTGCAAATGTAGCAACAACCATCCAAACTGCATTGATTGCTATGGGCGACCCTATCCGCACTAAGCAAGCCTTGAAATTTGGGATAGAAGCTCAGTTGAGAGCATCATCTACCCTATTTATTAGCGTTGACAATGAAACGGGAACAGGGTCTACTGGTGCTTATACCATAGACAACAGAGTCACTTGGCTCAATGATTACTCACAAATTGTGGGTTGGCAAAACAACAGCTTGCAAACCGTTGGATGGGAAACTGATTATGGTTACGCTTTGTACAAATCAGATGCCCAGCAATATGGCAAGTATCTTGGATTGACCATCAACAGCAACAGTGCTGGATATACCGTGAATACTTTTGAATTTGAACACGAACTGAGAGCGAGGTTCTAATGGCAGTCCCATTTGCTTTTGCTACTGCAAGCGGAAATATTGCTCTATCTAAATTAGATAGCAATTTTAACACGCCAATAACTATTGGAAACAGTTCTGTTTTGCTTGGAAACACAATTACTACGCTTAATAACATGACGTTGGCAAACGTCACGATTACAAGTGGAAGTGTTGTTAGTGGCAATGTTACAAGCGCAACAATTGCAAATGCAACAATTGCAAATGCAATCATTACAGATTTAACTTTAACAAACGCCTTGACAGTTCCTAATGGTGGAACTGGAAGAGTAACTTTCCCAGTTAACAATGTTTTGTTGGGTAACGGTACAGGATCTTTTACGTCTGTTGACCCAGGTACAACTGGAAACATTCTTGTCAGCAAAGGCGGATCTTGGGTTAGCAATGCGTTTTCAACAAATTTTACTGGTGTCGCTTGGTCTAACTCTACCGGCGTATTGTCAAATGTTGTAGTAGGAAACGGTCTTTCATTTTCAACTACCACGGGTGTTTTGGTTGCTACTGGTGCTGTAGCAAACGCTGTAACAAGTATTGGCAATACTTACCCAATATTGTCTACTGGTGGAACAACTCCAAATATCAGTTTCATTTCCCCCGGAACAGCAGGGAATGTTCTAACAAGTATTGGTGGAATCTGGGTTTCTAATGCTACTATTTCTGGTAGTGGAACAGGAACAGTAACAAACGTTACCGGCACAGGAACAGTTAACGGCATCAGTCTAAGTGGGACCGTTACTACCAGCGGTAATCTTACGCTTGGTGGAGCCCTTTCCGGAGTCAGTCTAACTTCTCAAGTTAGCGGGACTTTGCCGGTTGCCAATGGTGGTACAGGTGTAACTGCTAGCACCGGCACAGGGTCTGTTGTACTCAACACAAGCCCAACACTCACAACTCCTGTTTTGATTAGTCCTGCTCTTGGCACACCAACATCAGGTAGCCTTGTGGCGACGACTAATATCCCCGTGGCTAATGCTACTGGTACGTTAGCAGTAGCCAACGGAGGGACTGGACTTACTAGCACTCCAGCTAACGGTGCTCTTGATATTGGTAATGGATCTGGGTTTACTCGTACCACTCTGACTGCTGGAACTAACGTAACTATTACCAACGGCGCTGGATCTATCACAATTGCAGCATCTGGTGGTAGCGGTGGGACTCCAGGTGGTTCTAACACGCAAGTCCAGTTTAACAATTCTAGTTCGTTTGGTGGTGATGCAAATCTTACGTTTAGTGGAAGTACGCTTACATCTGCTAATCTTATTGTTTCTAATTTGACTGCATCGCAAGCAGTATTTAGCAGCTCCTCAAAACAACTAATCAGTAACCCAATTACGGGTACTGGATCTGTTGTGATGAATGCCAGCCCAACAATAACTACAGCGGCACTAACCAACCCAACAGTTACAAACTACGTTGAGACGTTGTACACGGCAAACACCGGCACGGCAATCACAGTAGATTTAACAAATGGCACCGTTCAAAATTTGACGTTAACGGGCAACGCAACGATTACGATGCCTACGGCTGTAGCAGGGAAGTCATTTATTATCATATTGTCTCAGGACGCTACAGGAAGTCGTACAGTCA